TGGCTACCAGCAACCAATGCGTTTCCGTCATTGTCTACTGTTGGATTGCTAGACTTTACACCTAAGTATCTGTCGTCAAAGCTATCCAATGCCGCTAATGCCGCGTCTTTAGAAGCTGATGCCGCTGTTGCAGAACTAGCCGCATTGGTTGCAGAAGTAGACGCTTCAGATGCTTTAGTTGTAGCAGTTGATGCGGCTGTGTTTGCATTAGAAGCTGAAGTCGCCGCCTCGTTTGCTTTTGTTGTAGCAGTTGATGCTGAAGTAGCCGCTTCACCAGCTTTTGTTGTAGCTGTAGTAGCTGAAGTTGAAGCACTTGACGCTGATGTAGATGCCGCTGTTGCACTTGAAGCCGCATTAGTCTCAGCTGTCTCGGCATTTGTTTCCGCTGTCTCAGCGGCAGTCTTTGCTGTCTGTGCATCATTCTTATGTGACAATGCTGTAGAGGCACTTGAGGATGCTTCAGATGCTTTAGTTGTAGCAGTTGATGCCGATGTAGATGCCGATGTTGCACTGTTAGCACTGGCAGTAGCACTATTGGCACTTTCAGTAGCCTTTGTTGTTGCTGTAGCGGCTGAAGTTGAGGCTTCAGAGGCTTTAGTTGTAGCTGTAGAGGCACTAGTAGATGCTTCAGAGGCTTTAGTTGTAGCTGTGGACGCACTAGTAGATGCTTCAGAGGCTTTGGTTGTAGCTGTAGAAGCAGATGCAGATGCGTTGTTAGCTGAATTTTCTGATGCTGTAGCACTAGCCTCTGCGTTATCAACGCTTGCTTCTATAGCATTCGATTGTGTGTTAGTTACACCAGTTGAGTTGTAGAAACTAGATTTTGATGACATGTAGATTAATCCTCGTAATAATGAGTAGGTCGAACAACTTGGTTGATACCAGACTGTTCTGAACTGTTTGCGTGTTCCTGTATCTCAGCAAGAAAAGACCCAGACTTTTGATCAAAGACTGCACCACGTTCATCTAAGAAATAGTCAGCGGCGTATGATAATGCTGTATATGTAAGTAGGTCAGATGCTATTGTGGTTAGCATATTAGTGTCACTATCTGATGCCAGAGCCGCTTGTTCTGCATAATAATTTAGATACAGCGTGCCAGAGGTAGGCATAGGGTATATCTTGATATTACCTTGTTCTCTACAGAAGAACCTTGGAATGCCAAGTTCGCCTGTCTTTTGATACTCAATCATTTCATGGAGAGGGATGCGTGTAAGCGTACTGCCGTCATAATATAACTCTATGACTTCTAATGTGTCAGCTGGTATTACTACTTGAGAAGTACCAGATGCGTTAGTTACGTTGTACTGGTTCTGTTTTTCCATTGCTGGGACACGTAGCTGTCTTTGTATTCTAGTGATTGCCTGGTCAATGAAGGTGTCAGCCAAAGCATTCGAACAGTCACTACGATTTAGAAGAGCAATAAAGTGTGCTCGGATTTCACCTTTGTTCATTTTAAATCCTCTTGTCGGTTGTGAGGAACATATCTAAGTCCTCGTTCTTTAGTTTACGGACAATCTCTGAACCTTTGGCTTCCCAGATATTAAATCCTTCTCGCATCCACTTCTCGACAACAGCTGTCGGAATGGAAGCCACTCGCATCATCTCCCCTGTAGGCTTCGAACCACTGTCGTTTCGAGCGTCTTTCAGATCATCAAGAAATGATTGTGAGATGTGCTGTGTATGCTTTTGAAATAGTTCTCCGTGGTCACTTACGAAGTCTGTTTCAGTTTGTAATAATTTTGGCTGTGTTTTGTTATTCATTTTGCTACCTTAGAATGTGAAAAGGCCACCCATAGACAACAGTAAGGAGAGCAAAACCTGTGTGTCTTTGGGTGGCCTAATAAAGACCTAGTGGTCTATTTCGAACTTATGATAAGCCAGTGATTTTCACTGAGTCACCAAAGTTTGTGTGTTTACAAGAAACCTCACCCACGATGTGATGTCGATCTGAGTCGCCATTTTTCGCTAGGAGTGTTCTTGTGAATGGACGCAACGTACATGTTTTGAACATTGTTGGGTCTATTAGTAGTGCGTGAGTTGTCTTTAACTCGCGGTTCAATACTACACGATATTCGCCGTAGGGGCTTACATATAGATCAATCGCATTGACCAATGTTTTGCCTTGTGCGATTTCACGATTACGGCCTGATGCCGCTGAGAAACCAGCTACGATTTGTGCATCTGCTGGCTTGATCATGAATGTGTCAACATCAGAACCATTGTTGTATGCTGTTTGACCAGCTAACAATAGTTTTGCTTCTGTTAAAGCATCTGTTGAGTTTGAACCAGCGTCTACAGCTGTAGTGATTTGGTTTATCAAAGAAGTCATCTTACGTGCTGTTGTAGCATTCCCTGCTACTGCGGCTTGCTCTACGCCAACCATTGCACGTTCATAGTCTTTCTTAATTTCCTTCAACTTCTTAGCTAATTGATGTGCAGTTTCCTTTGCACGCCCATATGTAGCTACTGCATCAGCTGTTGCTGATACTTGGAAGGCTTTAGACATGATCTGAGTGTTGTTTGTACGCTCAGTTGCATCTGTCAATGTTGCCATTGATGCGTCTGCACCCTCGACTACAGCGTTTACAGCTGAGTCTGCTAATGAATCTTCAAGGAATGAGAAAGTTCTAGCTGATACTTTTTCGTTCTTGATCATCGCTTGCATAGGTGTAGCAAATGGTGAAATGTTGGTAATGATGTCTGAAACATCCTCTTTCTTACCAACTTGGTTGTATGTGGTATATGTACTCATTTAATTGTTCCTTACAATTTTAGGATTAAGTTTAAGAAGATTTAATCTTCCCAGCGGCTCATGAGTGCGTCTGCAATATCATCTAGGTCTTTAGCACTACTTAGGCCATCCATTTGCTTCTGTTGTTTAGCTTTCTGGATAGACTTTTTAGATGGTGGTGCTTTCTTGGAACTAAGAACCTTCTTGCCACTTTTCGACTTCTTGAGTTTGGCCTTCGCTTTCTTGCTGGTGGCTGTCTCTTTTGATTTGTCGTAAAGTCTGGCTTTGTTAATCAGCATGATGACCTGTGGGTCTGTGTACTGATCGACTTGATCCTTGGGTAATCCCGATTTGACAGCATAGTCACGAATATCTGCATAGAGTTCGTTGCCCCAGTCAGGCAGTTGGTCTTGAAGAACCTTAACGCAATCTGCGGCGGCTTCTCTAGTTGCTTGCTGGTGCTGTTGCTGTGCTTGGGATACAAGCTGACCACTTTCTTCCTGTAGGAACTTTAAGTCGTCTTCTGCTTGCTTCGCGTCTTGGCGTAGTTGAGAGAATGTTTCTGCATCCATCTCGCGTGACGCTACTAACATATCAATGTCAGCATAAGGTTTGTACCTTGCTTCTGCGCGTTCCAATAACTTCTGATATGACATCTGCGTTTGAGCCAGTTGTTCTTCTGACTGCTTTCGCTGGGTAGCCAAATCTTGAGACTTTTTAGTTAGAGATGCTTCTTGACCATAAAGCCGCTTTAAATCCTTTACAGATACCTTCTTGGACTCACCATTAACTGCAATGTCTACAATCTGATCATCAGAAGCAGCGAGAGGTTCTTCATCCTCTTCGTCGTCTTCATCCTCATCTTCTTCGACATCTTCATCGGTGGTTTCGTCTTCATCAGGGTCTTCAAGGTCTAACTCGTCTTGATCGTCCTCTTCATCGTCTAGTTCATCTTCATCTACCTCTGTCTCGGCAAGGTCTTCAGATGTTGCATCTTCTTCTTCGACTTCAGATAAGGTTTCCCCGTCATCCCATCGTCCTAAGATTGCGTCTGCCGCATCATCAACATCTAATGCTTGCGGCTCAGAGTTTACGTTTTGCTCGTTGTTCATGGAGCAGTCTCCTCTTGGCTGTTGTCGCCGTTCTGCTGTTCAATAATGCTGTCACGCACTTGAACTCGCTGTTTCAGAGTATCCACCACGTCTACTAATGCGCGATAGTGGTTATAGGCATACTCCCGTTTATCCTTGTCTGCTGGCTCAGTGTTTACAAACGTCTGAAATGCTCTTTCGACAAGTTCATTGATAACTGAATTGAAGGCAGAACCGCTTAGTACGGCTCCAGCTTCATCTCCAGCCATCACAAGTTGCTCTTCTTGTGTAGGCATGTGCTTTCCTTATTGTGTTGTGCTTATCCGTTTGGACTTGCGATTGCTCTGACATCTTCAGCTGTTCTTGCGATCTCTAGTTCTTCTAAGTTCACGAACTCTTTGTGTTCAAACTCAGTCTCGTTGAGGTCTTGCTTGTCAGATTGTAGGGCAAATGCTTGTTGAGCCTTCATAGTGTCTAGCTCATGTTT